TTTTGGATACCGTGCGGGCCAGACAAAAGGTCGATAGTTCCGTTCTCGTAGTGTGCGGTAAATAGTAAATGTGGTTTGGGGTGTACCGAGAAACACGATACGGCTATCTTTCTTTGGTGTAAGGACGGATTCGCCCTCAGTGACCAGTTGAAGCAGCTTTTCACGCATGAGGTCGGTAGCAGAGTTAGCGGGAACCTCAACGTCGTCGAATACGATAAGGTCGGCTCGGCTACCAGTGATTTGCCCGGTGATGCCAACGCTTTTAACTGACGGAGCTTGTGCGGGTTTACAACCGGCAACATCAAACGAAACTCGGGACCACCGTTGATCATCATCCATAGGGCGTAGATGAGCCAACCAGTCGAACTCCAGAATGCACTTTTGACAGAAGATAGTGAAGTCATCAGCTCTTTGTTTAGACGCAGAAATAACAAGGATCTTCTTATCACGGTCGATCCATAGCGTCCACAGAACAAAGGCAGCAGCGATCCAGCTTTTTCCGAGTCCACGAAACGCTTGGATCTGTAGTCGTTTTGGTCCACCTTGAAGATACTGAGCAATAGCTATTTGTGCTCTTGTTGGAGGAGGCAGGTCTAGCGACTTCCATACAAGAGAAAGAAAAAGAGGAAAGGAATCCGTAAGTCGTTGTTCTACGGTCCTAGAAGGGGCTTCTACGTTGGTCATAAGGGAAACATACGGAAAAAGGGGTAGAGGCCCATTGCTGAGCCTCCTAGACGCCTCTCAGGGGCTATTTACGTTTCTTGCCTTTCCGAGCAGAGGAAAGACTAGCAGCAACAGCCTGTTTTTGGGGGTAACCTTCCTTCATCATCTTTTTAATGTTGGAGGATACCGTCTTTTTAGAACTTCCTTTTTTAAGGGGCATGATTATTCCCCTTTTATTTTGGTGTTATACCTCTTACCACGCCAGGTAAATTCCTTAGCACCAGAAGAACGAGCCGCCTTAAAGGCCTGGTCAAACGTCTTCTTGTTAAAGGAACCCTGAGTAAGAGTAGATTTGGGTTGATCTGCTTTCTTAGGCTTAGGTGCTGGCTTAGGCGCAGGCTTGCTAAGAGCACTACGCACGGCCTTAGGCATGTCTTGCATACCTGTTGGAGTAAGTTGCGTAGCTTGCTTGCGTGCCTTTGCCTGAGGGCTAAGCATCCGATCTTGAATGGCATTAGCGGCTGTCAAACCAATAGTAGCCAAACCACCTTTACCAAGAGATTGAACGCTACGACCAAGTTTAGCACGACTAAGCTTGCTAGCCATCTTTTGGGCTGCAGCCTTAGCCCCACGACGAGCTACAGCCTTACGAACTTCGGCTTTACCGCGTTTTTGAGCAGCCCGGACCTGACCAGAATCACCAGGAACACGCAGCTTCTTAGCGCCCTCTTTGATGCTAGGCTTAGCCGCCTTTGCCAGCTCTGCTTTGCGAACAAGAGGACGACCAGATGCAGCCTTACGCTTTTGAGCGGCCTTACGGACCAGCTTTTGCATCGTAGGCTTCTTGAGGTTGGTCATGCCACCCCGAGCCTTTGCTTGGCTAGCAGCACGCTTAGCACGTTGAGCTGCCAGCTTTTGCCGCTGGCTGGTTAGCATTGATGGTTTCTTTTTAGGTGCCATCTATCTTATCCTCAGCGAGAAGCTTTGCCGAAGCCAGTGCCATCAACAGCACCTGCCGCATAGACAGCAGTATTGATCAGGGCAACCAGCTCAGCCACGGTATAAGAGGCGTCGGGGGTGTTAACAGTAGTGTCGCTACGATGGGTGTAGCTTTCAACAGCAGAAGGGGTATTGGTGAAGTTACCGTAAGCGGCTCCACCAGCAGGATTAGTAGCCATTTTTCAAAAACAAATAAAGTGTTATCAGGTGGTAGTCCACGAAAGGACTTTGGAAAAATTGTCAAGAGAAAAAGTGTCTTGACCAACCCACCAGCTAAGCCAGTGGGAAGAGCCTTTACTTTGATTACACGAAAGGCAAGCACATACAACGTTATTGGTGGTATCGTGTCCTCCTTTTGCTTTTGGGTGAATGTGATCAAGAGTCAGGTTGTCGTCAGCTCCGCAATAAACACACCGGTTACCCCAGTGTTCTTTAATCGCTGCTCGCCACATTCGCTTTGCATCGGAGGAAGTCATGGCCTTAAGGTGAAAAAGGTAGGCAGAAGGATCTTTGAGAGGCATTGGTGCCTACTGCGGTGGTTTACTTCTTCTTTTTCTTGGGAAAGCCTGCTTTCATGTTGGCGTAGGCTTTCGAAGAAACGGTGGAGTTCTTCTTAGTGCGGGACGTACCCGCTTTTTTCCTCTTATTGATGTTGCAATAGAGGCCACACTTTTTCTTTGGCATTATTACTTTTTGGTGGATTTACCATTGTGGCCGTTTCGTGCGCGGTTCTTAGAGCGTGACTCAAGAACCATTTTCCCCTTGCGCGTGTGGGAAAGGTCGGGGCCTCCCTTCCCAGCGATTCCACGCCGTCTACGCTCAGACCAACGCTCTTCAGAAGCTTTTTTCACGGTTGGCTTCTTGTTTAGTTTGCGTTGATATGCTGCTTTTTTACGGGCTGCTTCTGGGTTCTTGGCGTAGTACTTTGCTGATTTACGCATCAGAAGATGACCTGTTCTACGTCTTCAAGTTCAATCTCAGGCAGGGTAGCAAACAGCTCTGCAAGAGGAGAACCAGAGACGGGAAGGCCAGTAATGTTATTTTTTGCAAGCCAATCCGCAGCCGCCTTAATGTCTTGGGTGGTGGCTACGCCTGACTTGATTCGTTGGATAAGTTCAATAGTAACAAGCCCGTGAAGCTCGTTAAACATATCCTCAGATGCTCGTTGTTTAGTCATGGCTTCTCATGAGAATACGATCTAGCTTTTCATCAAGGCGATTCATGCCCGCATCAATCTTCGTAAGGGCACGTTCAAAGTCAGCCTTAGCAACGTAGTTACTAACAATCTTAACTTCAAAGTTATCAATACGATTGTCCATAGCATTGATACGCTCATGGACGCGATTGATTCGGGAATGAATGCGATTGACAAAAGCAGCGATACCGGTGGCAACTGCTACTGTTGCTGAGACAACAATCTCAGTCACCTTAACCTAGCCAAATAGCGTCAGTAGACGGGAAGATAGCAGCGCGATGCCACATGCCAGTTGCATCATCAATGTCCACCCCATAAAAAGCAGGGCGATCATTAGCAGGAGTGCCGGGGTCTACAATAGCAGGATAAAGGCGACCCTCTCCGCAAAACTCAAAGGTGCTTTCGTTAGAGGCATGTTGCCAAAGAAGGCGACGATGTTCGATGCCTTGGGCGTCAGTAAAGCCCGCAGCAAAGTCATCGTAAGCAAAAGCGGAGATGTCAGGAAAATCGCCGTTGTGATAAGGAGATTGTGCCATTAGTCGTACTGATTCATCAGGTTAATTAGTTTCTGTGGATACAGCGGATCGGTGGCATACCCTTCTGCCTTTAGAAGATAGGCGCAATCTTCTCTTGTAGCTGCTCGGTTAACACCTTTATATCCTTTGTAGTCCTTATACCACTGCCGAACAAGATGCTCAACGCAGTCATAGGGGCTTGCAAAGTCCTTAAAGGTAGCTTTAATGGTCACAGGACCGTTGCCATAGTCTTCCCAAGTGGTTTTAAGGGTGCCAGGAGTACCTTTAATGCCAAAGAAGTTGTTCTTTCCAGACAGTGCGGTGCCAAAAGCACTCTCAAGAGCCCACTGAGCAGCAACAACCTCAGGAAACTTAGCTCCAGCAACCTTAGCGGCAGCTTCAATACCTTCCCAGGTGTTATTAAAGGTAGTACTGGGCTCCAGTGGCGCAGGCTCTCGCCACGCTTTGACCCATTCCTGGTCCTCAGACAGGCCCTCAGGCCCCAGAAGACGTTCTAGGGCCACAAGAGCACGGTTCTGATTAGGCAACCCCTGGTAATACTTGATTACATCACGGAGTTTAATGGTCATTGCTTTGGAAACAGTCCGTTTTCAATAAATTCAACTGCCTTGTCGTCGATAGTGTTATCCGTAGATTCGGAAAGCTTACGGAGAAGATCAATAATAAGGCGCTTCACTTGGGTAGAACCAAGGAAGGCGAAAAGGATCGGACGAATCAGGGTAATCATTTGTTTAAATAAATAAAAGGACTTACCAAGGCACACCAGCAGCCGATACTGGAGTAATCTTCAGGTCAATTTGCTGTTGAAGTGCGTCTTGGATTTCTTTGACTTTCTCTTCGCCAAATTGATTGGCAACCCAAGAAGCCACAGTGAACTCATCCAGCTGGTCAAACGGAATCATCGAGCCAGCCTCTGCGGGCTCAAGACCA